GTGAGTATCCTGATTTGGTGTGTATGAAGATGTTAGGAGAGCTACCTTGATGGTATCTGAATCCCAATCTACTTCCTTATTAAGCGCCTTAGCGAGGAAGTTACCGTATAGTTTTGATGGCATTATTTATTCCCCCCTTATGCTGAAGTCTTCTCAACGATTGCGAATGCTGATGCATCTGCAACTGCGAAGCCACGACGAATACGTGTCTTGAGAAGAACTCCATCCTTAGTAAATTCTGCATCACGAGATACAACTGACTCTACGCCACCACGGACACCGTTGATAAGCATGTTGCGGTTACCTACGATAAGTAGTGGGTTTCCTGCAGGTGCATCTGTTGCTGCTGCTGATGTAGCAGCGCCATAAGATACAACTAGTGGGTAGCCAAGAAGGCTTCCTGGTGTTGCATCTAGTGGGTTAGGCAATACGTACTCGTTGTTTGCTCCAACCATGCTGCGAATGTGTGCAAGCATCTTTGGGTGAGCCATGAATACAGTATTAGCTGCATCAAACTTGCTTGATGACTCTACAAGTCCAAGAGCATTTGAAATGTCTTCGAATGTTAGAGCTCCAGCAGTTGCAATCTTGTTGCTTGCTGAGTTGTACTGAGTTACTGAGTAGTACAATGAGTTGAAAGGCTGTCCGTCGTCGCCATCGCCTACAGCTGTTACGCCAAGGCAAGCATTGTCGAACTTACGAGCCCAACGTGAGGCCCACTCTCTCTTTGATGCTGTTAAAACATCTACGAGGTTATCATTTAGATCTTCCTCTGAAACGTGCATAATTTGTGCGTACTTACGTGCTGTTAATACGATTTCATCCAAAGTAGCTGATGCTTCTGGGATTGTTGCACCCTCAGCGACTACTTGTGGAGCATCTGTAACAAAACGAGGTACAGTCTTTGTGCGAGATGCCATGGTTTCACGACGAGCAAAGCGTTCTACTGCTGAATTAGCAATAAGGTCTTGAATGACCGCAGAACCTTGTTCTTCGAGAATATAACCATTAGCTTCTGTAAAATCTGTTCTAGCCATGTTTATTTCTCCTTATAATGTGTTATTTGAACTGTTGAAAATAGACTATCGTCCAATATATCTATGGTCGCAAGCCCAAACGTCCATCTGGAGCCTTGCATACTCAAATTATACCGCAAAACAGTACTATTTTCTACCCAGAACTGCCATTGCTTGACGTTCTGATGCTGAAATTTTTCTATCTACTGGTGTTGAATCAGCAGAGTCTGCTTTTCCTGCAACCAATAGTTTTGGATCAAATAATTCTGGAAAATCTTCCTTGATTCCCTTAATTTGATCTTCTAAACCAACTATATTTAATTCTTCATCAAATGATAATTCATCTAGTTTAAGATATTTAAATAATCTATCAGTATTGGCTAATTTAAGTTCAGCCAATTGCTGCATTACCTTTTCTCTTAACAATTTGCCAGAATACTTAGCATTTTCATTTCGATACTTATCAAGTTCTGCTTCCAGAGCCTCTTTCTCTTCACGAAATTGCTTAGCATCCTTTTTAGCACGATCCAGGGCAGCCAAAACTGCCGCTGGGTCTTTTATATCTGCCGATTCAGTCGACGTACCATCTAACTGAGCTTCTTCTGTCATTCTTGTCCTGTCTGTTCATCTCTTTCAGCTGCTGCCTGCTGCAGAGCTAGATTGTTTGAGTTTAAACCTGTTCCACGAAGTGCTACTTCTGTAGGATCAGCTTGTGGTGCTGTAGCGGCTGCAGATGCCTCAGCAACTTGTGCTGCTATTTCTGCATCGTAGCCAAGCTCCAATAGAATTTGTTCTAGTGGCATACCAACAGACTTCTTGCGAACTGCGATATCCCAACTGTCTACAGAGTCTACTGTCTCAGCGCTCTTCCAAATAATCTCAATATCAGCCTGAATTCCTTCTACTCTAACCATGAATTTAAATAAATCTCTCCATGTTGAGCCAAAAGCTAGTTGGCGATTAAGAACCTTCTTTGTAAGAGGTGCTTCAGATACACGAAGTGCTTCACCTGAAGGAATGTAGCTTCCCTTTGCAAAGTAATGTGTTGGTGTTGATGTAATAGCTGCCATTGCGTTTACAAATTCAAGAACTGGCTTTGTAAATGTGTCTGGATCTGCTGCTGCAAACTGACCAACTGCTGAAACACCCTGCAAATACCAAAGTTGTCCTGGTCCATTCTGCAATGAGCCAATATTCTCTCTTGCTGTGTCATCTTCAGAGAAATCATCAAATTCAGATGAGTTTCCTCCATTAGATAGCGCATAACGCTGAGGTGCACCCTGATAATCAACAGTATACATATGTGTTGAGATCAATTTGTTGATTGCATCTTGTGGACCATATGCATCAGCATGTTCAGGTCTTCCAAAAGGCTTATTTGTGCGGAAGTGGAATACTGGAATTTCTCCCCATGGGTTTGGAATAACTTCTGTTAAAGCAAAGTCTGGGGCGTGAGTAATTACTTCTAGATCACCCATTGACTCATATTTCTCAATACGATCTGGATAATACATATTCATTCTAATAATCTTCTTATCAGATTCAGTTACCTGCCACATTTTAGCTGCGTATGACTTAACTCTTGGGTTTTCTTCGTCATAAACAATTGTTGTGTGTAGTGGTGAGTTGTAATCAATAGCCAATTGGCCATTCATGTCTGGCCAAACGATTGCATAGCAATCTCCGTAGACCAAAGCCTTACGGTGGATCTCATTCATGTCGATTTTTAGATCTGTTTGTTCCCAAATCTGATTTATGTATGCATCTGCTGATGCAGATGTTGTTTGAACCTGAGCAACCTCAAGTCTATTTAGAACTGAGTCAACGACTGTCTTAGAGAAATTAAATCTAAAATCGCTTCCCTCATATCTAAACATTCTAAACCAGCGCTGATTTGCAAATACTTCTTTATTTGTGCCATCATAATAGGCATCAGCACGGTTGTATTCTTCTGTTTTGGCCGTAATGGCATCAAAAGCATTTTTAATGTCTGACATTTTATCTCCTTAAGTAATTTAATTGTCTTGCAAGCACTTTTGGTGCTTTATTGTCTAGGAAATACAGGATTCCTGAAACTACCGCATCAAGTACGTCGTCATGTGATACTTTTGGAAAGGACCACATCTGTTCTTCCAACGCAGGGAAATGAGCGGTATGTCTGACTTTTCCTTGCTGATAATAATTCAAAGCCTTTCCTGCACGGACTTGCTTTGAAACGGATTGCTTAATTGATCTATATTTAACAGGTATATTCTTAAATACGTCCTGCCATAGATCACCACCCTGGTTTGTTTCAACATATATGACTCCTGGTTCATAAATGTCTACTAGGCTGGCTATTCTTTCAGATAATTCAGAAGGAGATACTTTCAGCTGAAAAGCATCTCTTACATAGACTTTATCCTCTACTCTGGACAACACAGCAATCCCTGTGTAGTCAGAAACTTTATTCTTTGTTACTGCTGGGTCAATAGATATAATTGTATTGCCATACTCTTCCATATCTTCAATAATTACATCCTCAAATGTCCAGAAGTTACCATCAAGGTTAACTGGCTTATTCATATAGTTCTTAGCGAAGTCACGGAGGTGTCTTTGGCTTTGAAGCCACTCTATAGACCACTTCTCAGGCCATACAGAGCGTTCTGAGCCATCATCTGCTGTCATAATGGCTGGGAAGTAGTGAACACGTACATTCTGGTCTGTAATCCATTGTAATTCATTTCCACGCTGTCCTTCACCATATTTACGGAACTCATCCATCATAGAATTAGGCATAGTGGTGGTACCCACAATAATCATGCGGGCATAGATATTCATTGGGGCAATGTCGTCAAAGACTGTTCTTCGCTGTTGGCCAGCTTGATATTCCGAGTAATTCTTCTCTCCCTTTTCGATATCATCAAGAATAATGAGGTCAGGGCGTTGGCCAAAGACTTTCTTACCAAGCGAGTTAGTATCAATACCGTTAGCGTCGAATATAAAATCATTTGATTGAATAATACGCCAAGCGTTTGCTGCAAGGGAACGCCCAGTGCTTCCGACAATTTTAGGTGTGCATAGTTCTGGGAAATCTTGCTTGAGATATTCATTTGTCTCCAATTCATTCTTAAATGTTAATAAGTGCGTCTCAGCCTGAGAAGCAGCATCTGAAAAGGCAGCTACGAATTTAATATGACCATGAGCGGCGGCCCACAGAGGTAGAATCAAAAAGATCCATGTGGACTTGCCACATTCTCTAGGTGCAATAAATGCATCTCTATTCTCTTTGGGAGTAGTTGGCTTATTGATCCAAGTCTTTCCATATTCAGCAAGTGCCCAGTGAAATTCAGAAAGTGTAAGAACATCTTCGCTATTTCGTAAATGATGTGGCAAATATGTCAAAGCAAAGAGCATAGGATCATATTTAGTAAGTTCTCTACGCCCCTCAGAAATAGATAGCAGCATAGGATCTATGTCTCCTAAATACTCTGCAATTGTTGTCATATTCTCCTTTTTCCCTTTATATAATTTTTACTATAGAAATTCTTGGCTTCATTAAGCATATCTACGATTGCTAAATCAGAGCCATCCTTAGATCTATTCTCATTGATATTAGTAGACTTACCTTCAATTAGATTAATTGTTTGTATAGCTTTATGCAAGGCATTTGATAGTTTAGATATATCATCTGATACAAGGTTATCCTCATATAGTGCTTCTACTGTTCTATCTATTACTGCCTGTGCCGCCAATACTTTCTCTTTATCTGTATAGAATATGTCTAATTGTTTTGCCATAACTGCAAGGCTATTTGCAGTAGGTGTATCTATATTCCTTTGTACAAAGAACTTCTTAGCAGTATGATATGACTTAGGATATCCTAAATGTCTCATTGCTGGGCCTATTCCCATTTCCCCCGCAATTTCTATAAATTCTGTTATTTGCTCATCCGTATATGTTGGATATGGCATATTTTCTCCTTTGTGTCAATGGTCTCATATAGAGATGCATTGTCTATTTGTCGACAAATCGCTATGTATATAAGTCAATTTGCCTTTATTTCTCATTACGACACACGTATTTCTAGGGCTTCCTATAATAAATGTAAAATATCTACTTTGTTTCATGTGAAACCTTTTGCTTCTTCTTATAAGCTTTATTGGTCTTATATCCTGAAGCTGGATATTCTCTTCTTATTCCATGCTTATTGGTATCTATTGTCATCTTAGGTTTCCAAGGTTCCGCCATTATAATGTTCTTCCTTCGTATATCTGATCCAAGAATTCTTTTAGGTTTCCAGCCACATTAAATCCAAATGTATATTGTTGAGTCTCTATATCGTCATATAGCTCTATGGTCATGCTTAATGTACCTGCTGTACTATAATGAAGATCTTTAGCGTATGGGTAAAGCTTTACTCCACCGCCGTCATATTCACTAAAAGTATCTCTAATATCCACTAGTTATTACATCCTTGCATTATGTACTAATTATACCTTGTTTCTCAATAGAAGAACCCTTCATCGGCTGGGCGGGATGCTGCAAATGAAGGGTTCCTACCTATTTAGGGGAGGTGAAATGCAAAATGACACAAAATGCATTCACATATTAATTATACTATTTGTTATATCTCAAGTCAACGTGTGTGAATCTGAAGTAATGGAAAGTCCCATCGTTTATTGTTCTTAGTCTGTCTATAGGCGAAATCATCTATAAACTTGTCGATGGCTTGATCTAATTCTTCTGGAGTCATAACCATTACCTGATCCATATTGTATACAGTCCAAAAGCCTTTGTAGAGTCTTGGTTCTGGTCCTACCATCCCTCTTTGTTCTACGGGTTTAGTTTTATAAGGAGCTCTCTTACCTCTATTAGCTGGCATTGGCTCTCTTTTCCATATGGCGTTTTAAAGCCTTCCTGTTGTCTATACGCTGGCATGGCTTGCATAGGTAGTGCAACTTATCTCTGCTTACTGAACGCTTGCCAAACTGGCTCACAGGCTTTTCTAGATGGCAATGCTGACAAGTCTTAGACATTGGGGATTCTGTTGGTGCTAATTCTTTTCGAGTTGATCTCCAATCCTTATAATATTCCTTATGGCAAGAAATACACATTGATTGTCTGCCGTCCTTTGATTTGCTAAATACGTAATATTCAATTATCTGTTTCTCTTGGAAGCAATTACTGCACTTTTTCATGGTGTCCTTTCCAATTCATATGTTCAAATGTTTTTATTCTATGGCAATTTGCACATAGCGTTTGTAAATTACTTGGGTCATTATTAGCCCTATCTCCATCAATATGATCTACATCTAATTGCACTGGGCTTTCTGGGACAAACCCACATCTTTCGCAATTAGGACCTTTTGTAGCCCTAGCCAATTTTCTGCAAGATGAGCATGAGCTTCTGTAGCTTGCTACTCCATTGACTCTTTGTTTTATTTCTCTTACATTACCGCATTTACAAAGTGGTCTGGTCGTCATTCTCCACCCACCCAATTGTTTGCTTCTTGGTCAGATCCTTCAGAATATCCTGCGACTGCTGTGATATCTTGATTATTTCGTCTAGCGTTTCGATTGCTTCTTCCAGGCTTTTTACCGCTTCGTCCAGCGGGGAGGGGCCGTGTAAATCTTTCTTCATTTTCAAAAACCTTCCATACTTCCTCTTGGTTTAAATTAATTATATTATTAGAACCAAGGAGTTCGTAAGAACGACTTGGTTTATCTTCATAGTTAATTTCATTGTTATATTCATTGTTAGTTCTTCCCTCTGAGACCCCCAACGTATCAGTCTGAGACTGGGTAGGTATCACAGGGAGATATAGGTTAGAATCATTAAATCTGCGGGTGGAATGTAGGTATCCTCCTGAGATCAATTCGTTCTTTGCCCTATATATGCTGGCTCTTGATAAGCTGGTTCTGGCCACTAGTGTGGCTATTGATGGGAATGAGGCCATTGCTTTAGACCAGTTATAATGATAAGATATAGCCAAAGCCGTAAGTTTGGCATTGGCTGATAAATCGGAAGCCAGGATGGCATCCTGATATTCATAGCTATTCATAGTACCCCCTTTAGGTATAGTACTATTATACAATGGGAAAATTATAATGTCAAACTATTATTTAGGCAAAAGGTGATCTATAATCATTTGAACCTGGGTTTCAAGCTTATTTAATTTATCTTTCATGCTTGATCCATGATTGGGTCTCATTTCTCGCCCAATTCTTACTTCAATGTATCCAATTAAGGCCAAGGCTGAAATTAATGCTCCTACAAATACTTCAATCATAATTTCCATTCCGAATCTAATCCTACAATCTTCCAATTACCAGTAGCAATAGCATCTACTAAATCCCATGGTCCTGGAATGTTTGCTTGTTCTGTTATTAATTCACCCTGTTGTTCTGCCGTCTCCATTATTACTTCAATAGCTTCTGGATGATTTGATCTTAATCTAATTATTCCTTCAGTGCTAATATCTATGCCATCCTCTTCAGCCTGTACTGTAGTTGTAAATCTACATCCAGAATAATCTAAATCTTCTACGAGCACTTCCTGGCCTGGATTTCCTGGCATATCCTTAATAGACATTTGCATAAATTTTACACACTTGTCGGTAATGTCAAATGTATATGATGGCATTAGATCTGCCCATCAATTATTCTAGCTCTGTATCTATACCCTTCTTTAGTTCCCAAAGCTGATAACAAAGGAGCAGTCTGATATATCTCCCAAACGCCGTCCTGATATATTTCTTCACCATTACGATCAACAATATTTTCCAGGTATGCATTTATTTGCATTTTGCTTTCAGACTCTATAACCAAATCGCCAAGTAAATTTACAGATAAAGATAGAAGTACTTCTGTTGGAACAACATCATATTCTCTAGTCGTTACAGTACCGTCAGCACTTGTAACAACTCTGTAAGCGTACAATTCTCCTGTAAATGGATAACTTTTTGTTAGGGCTGGCTTCATTAGTTATTTCTCCACCTTGATCTGTTTCCATTCTCATCAAGGAATGCTGGCCAGCTAAATATCTTTCCAGTCTTATATGAACGAGTTTTATGGAATGATAAACCATTTGATGCTATAACAGCTAATGGTGCCATAAATGGAGCCATCATTTTAGTATCGAAACTTTGAATAGATCCACCAAGGTTTAGAGATGGTGATGCTATTTGCTTAAACACAAGGTCTTCATTTTCAAGCATGTAAACTGCCTGGTAGGCAGTCATTTTATCTAGAAGTAATAGGTCAGATGGGCTATCAATATCTATCTCATCTTTGCCTACAAATATTTCTATAATACCTTGTGCTCTTTTAATTAGGTCAAGGCTAACATCGTATCCTGTATATTCTTGTACGCTATTTATTGTACTAAACATTATCTAGCCACCCTTCCTAACTCACGTACCCTAAGCACATGTGTTGTTGTGTAATCTAATCTGTCTGAGCCAAGCAGCTCAAGTTGTAATATATAGTCTCCCTTTTTAGTAAAAAGAGATCTATCTGTAGGAAAGATAAATCTTATCTGCCCAAATTGTTTTGCGTTTGAATCTACGGTTGAGCCTGCTAAAGGCACTTCCTTGTTGTCAGTATCAAGCATCTTTACATTAATAGTTGTGTATCCAGAGAGATTAAAATCCTGAACCGTCCTGGTTTTTAACTAAAATGGAAAGAGGCCTTGCTGGTATCTGACCAATCCAGTATTGACTAATCATTTTATAATATCCTCTCTTAGATATAGTATTGGATCTTCATGTAATACATAAACAACAACCTGATCCTGTGCCGTTGTCCTTATGACTATGTCTTGTCTAGTGTCTGCAGTAGCCGTCATAGGTTCTACTGAAACAATTCTAACTGGTTGAGTTATTAAAGCTGTGGCTGTCATTGGAAGAGACAAGATATTTCTATTTCCACCAGTAAATCCTACAGCATCAACATGGATAGCATTTGCTATCATTGCTGGAGCATTCTCAGACGTATCTCTTACTGCTATAACAGTTGGTTGAACCATTGCAGCTGACGCAGGCATTGCAACGTGTGCTTGAGTCTGGCTAACATCAGCAACTCTATTGCTTAACCATCTAAATCCACGAGTGTTCATAGATATAGCTTCGAATGCAAGCATAAAGAATTGTCTTGCATAAGTAAATGCAAAGAATTGACCACCAAAACTTACTGCTCTATTGGTTGCAATGCCACTCTTACTGGTCTTTGTTACTCTTTCTGTACGAAGCTTATCCCCACTAAAGTCAGATTTGCCTCCCTCAATTTCAAGTTGTGTTGCTGAAGCTAAAATATACATTCCATTTTGATGCCATTTGCTTAATAAATTATATTCTTGTTGAGTTATTTCATTATTATTTAATTTATTTTCTAATAAATCACCAGAAGCTAATAATTGATTTCTAATGTCTAAAGAAATTGAACCTTCTTGATAAGCTAAATTAATCCAATATGAATGAATTCCATCTATAGAAACATAATCATTTTCTTGATTAATTGCATCAGTAAAGTTAACCCATATCTTGCCACCTACTTGGCGGCCATCAAGAACATCTCCAGGCTTGATAGCAATAGATGTTACATAATTATTATATGGATTATCTACAAGATTCAATCCTCTACGGTATTGATTTGCAAATGCTGTTACTGGTGTTCCAGCTAATACACTGGAAATCGGAGTTGCTAAATAATTTCTAGGAACACTTCCTCCTCCACCATATTGACTAGGATTTCCAAAATTAAATGTTGAGATAAAGAATTCATCTCCAACAGCAAGCCCGTTTGGCTTATGAGTAAATCCTTTAAATGGCCTATTTGCACCACCATAATTTATTGAATCATCATTATTCCAGTATGCTGCATCAGTATAAATAATTGAAGGTTCATCTGTTACTCCAGGAACTGTATTTATAACTCTAATTCTGTTATTTCTATATGTATCTGTCCACAGATTACTTGTACCTCCATTGCTTACAGGAAGAGAAGCTGCAGATGAAGGAACAATTGTTGGGGTATATGGATCTGAATAATATCCAGTTCCATCAGTAAGATCTGGTACAACTTCAATTCTGTCAACAATCTTAAGATCAAGCGCTAGTTGTGGATTATTAACCATTAAAGAAATACCAGTATCAACTGCTGCTCTCAATGACTTAATAAAGTCTTGATAAATCTTTGTTTCTCTAATTTCAAAGTATGGATCAACATATTCATTTCTAGCAAATGCATCTATTTCATTAGATTGATCTGGATAATTCTTAAACATAATAGCATCAAATTTAGACAAATCAATATCATTAACTAAATCTATATATCTGCGTGTATCATCAACGGTGTTTCTAAAATAGCCCATACGGTTTGCTTTAAACTTAGGTCTTGGCCCACCAAATACGTCTACGGCTCCACCTAAATCTTGCTCTATAATATTTTGAGGTCCACCATATGCCTGTTCTTTAACAAGATCTGATACAAAATATCCAGTAATATCTACTGGGAATATATCCCATCCATAATATTTCTGAGGCGGATTCTTAATAAAATCAAGTGTTTGTAAATCGTTATCAAACATATTGATATCAAATTCACCCTGGCCAGCACTTCCATCAAATCTAGATGTAATAAAGTTTTTGTTTTGACCAGAACTTGTTGGCCACCAGTAAAGCATCAAGGCACGTCCACGGTTTCCAACTCCAGTATTGTCTTGAGTCATTGTCAGACTTGCAGTCATAGGCTCTGCAAGAATTGGTTGATACTTTATGTAGTCAAAGTAGTGTAGATCTATATCTCTTTCTGATATAAATGATGAATCTACAGACCATACTGAAGTATAAAAGTCTGGTGCATATGTAGACAATTCTAAATTAGCACCAATAAAGTCTGGTTCATAAAGACGTTGTCCAAATCTTTGAATGTCAAGATTTCCATCAACCCAAATCTGTGTACGTCCAGCAACAGAAACATCTCCAGCATCTTCAGGACCTTGGCGATATTGCATTACAACATGGTGCCACTGTCCATCATCTATGCGTGTATTTCCAGTTACAGAATCATATCCAGAGTTTATGGCAATTTGTTCTAGAGTTAGTATTTCTTTAGGGTGTGTTACATTATATCCAGAACGAGTATAGAAATTTAACTTGCCATCTACTAAGTTAAATGTAGTTCTTACGCTTCCTGGACCAGTTGGAGAAGTCCAAATACCGCTAGAAATTACTTGGTTTGCTTTTGTGGTCTTCATGCTAAATTCTATTGTAAAGTCAGTTCTTGCATGCCCAAGTGGCTGTAACATTTGAACAGCAATATTTTGGAATCTTACCGCTTTTCTTCCATATGGATCAAAGTAGCCTACAGAAAGTCTTGATTCATTTGTAGGTGTAGAATAATCAGTAATTGCTGTAGAGACTGGGAAGAAGTTTCCATCATTTTCTGGGCCGCTGTTTACAACAATACCATGAGTTAAATTATTACGTAATTGACGTAGAGTTTTCTTTGCGCTTTCTATGTATGTATTTGGAGTAGACTGAGTGATATCAGTATTCTGATCTTCAAATAATTTTAGGAATGATGTATTGTAGCCAGCAGGCAATTGGTTTCTAACTGAATGCTGAGCATAAAGAGTTGCATACCACTTATCTCCAAACAAATCTATATATGCTGGTGGATTTGGAGACATAACATTTGCAATCATAGGAGCAGCAATTGTAATTCCAAGTAATTGTCCCGCAACCGTAGCATCTGTCATTGTGGCAGAAGCTGTAGTTGTCATAGCATCTACAGATTCATTAATAACTACTAATGGATTTACAAATAATGCTGAAGCATTCATGTGATCAGCAGTGTGCTCATCACCAATCTGTGGCTGTGGCATGTGTAGAAGAGCGCTTACAGTGCTTGGATCTACTTGAATATTTACATTCTTTGTTGCAGATACTACAACGGTATATGTGTCAGCAAAAGCAATCATAGGGCTTGCTTCTACTTCTGTTCCAAAATCTAATATAGGCTGAACAGCAAGGGCTGACGCTGTAGATGGATCTGCAGGAAAATTGACTGTTCCTTCAGTAATTATTGTAGGCATTACAGATGTTGCTGTACATTCTGCTACGCCATCCTGAAAATTGACATATCTTTCTACATATACAGATGCGGCAGTCATTTCTGCATTTGTAACACTCATAGGATCTGAATTTATATTCTTGCTTGTAAATTCGCTTGTTAAAATGTAGAACCAGTCTTTAGTAATTTCAGTATAATTTGATGCTGCCCATGTCCATGCATAGTAGCCATCAGCAAGATTATTTCCATTTTGATCATATTGAGCTAATTCAATCATTATTCCATAAGTTGCTGCTCTAGAATCTTGAAGTGCTTGAGTTAAATCTTCTGCACCAGTTCCATTACTTAAATCATCATTTGTTCTAGTTGTATATATTAATTCTTTATCTGGCATATCTGCTGTAAGCATCGTGTCAAATGTTTTACCGTTTTTAGGGGCAGATGTAAATACATAAATATTAAATCGTGGATTTCCTAAATTTGAACTATAGGTGTAAAATGGTGAATCAACACGCAACCTTGCTTTTATAATTTGATTATAAGTTGGTACACCGCTAACTTGCTTAATTGCAAGTCTGCTGTTTACTGACCAGTTTCCACTAGTCATAGTTCCATCAATCATTTGTTGAATAGTTGCCTGATTAGCAATAGAATTAAATCTTCTTACATTAAATTCGTAGTTAGTATCCTGTACTGTTTGACCAGCGTACACATTTGCGCCAAATAAAGCTGATACTGTAGCTGGAGATGCTGAATAATTTACAGCTTTTGTAGTTGTAATTACTGCTGCTGTCATTAATGCAGATGCTGTTGATGGATCTGCCGCATAATCATTATTTTTATCTACAACTATTGTAGGATTAACAATGTCTGATGATGCAGTAGCTACTCCAAAAGCATCTAGATTAGAGGATGCAGATAATTCAGGGTGTACTATATCTGCTGAAGCTGTTCCAAGAACGTCTGATATATAGGTTACATTTATTACAGTTTCTGCTGTATGTGTTGGCATTGGAATATCTGCAGATGCTGTAGCACCACTAGTATTTGTGTAATTTATTGATACAGCGTTTGCTGAGTTATAAAGGCTAGTTACGTTTTCTGCAGATAAGGCAGAATTATAAAAAATTACATCATCAACATCGCCAAAGAATGGACGTGCATTGTCTGGACCTCCACCAACTTCCATGAAAGCATTTGCATCAAATGTGCTAAATGATATTGATGTTGTTATAGTTCCTTTTAATGAACCATCAATATAAACTTTATAATTGTTATTAGCAGAAGCAACTATTACAAGATGGTGCCAAGCATTATCTACATAAGAATCAGTACTAACAAATCCATTAGATCCGCTAGTACCTACAAAATTTACACATAACTTATCAACATTTGGTTGGCCAGCAGCTGGAATAAATGCTTGTACTCCAATAAGACTATTAGTTTTTAGTTGGACTATTGTTGGGTTTGAGCTGTTTGAATACAGTCTTCCATTTTGTTTAAACCAAGTTTCAATTGTAAACACACTGTCATCAAACATTGACCAAGAAGCATTTATGTCTGCGCCAGCAGTGGCTTTTACAATACTATACCCTCGTCTTCCAGTAGTCTCGCTATTTCCAGTAAAAGCTAATGCCCCGCCAGTTTTTCCTGTTGTGGCTTGTGGGAAATTAATTCCTTTGTTTACATAAACATGTCTTGATCCATAGTTTGATGGCAGGGAGTCGCTGTCTGAATCATGCTTCATCCAAATTCTTGGGGTAAATGATTTAACTGTTGATTCGTATGTGTTTAATAGTTCTTTAGCTTGAAAGTTTGCTTCAATTTGTGCATCAGTTAATGCTGAGGTATATATGGCAAACTCATCCATATATCCAATAAAATCTTCTAGGGTGTTCCAGCCAATTTTTCTTACTGTTTGTGAATTATCAAAACTTAAAGTTGTTCCAACATTGTAATTAAATTCTTTAGAAAATTTTCCATTAACATAAATTTTTACGTTGCCGCCATTTACAACAAGCGCAATTTGGTTCCATTCATTATTATCAAAAGATTTATCTGTATTTCCAGCAGCAATTGCATAGCCAGACCCACCTTGTATGTAGGCTTGAATTTTTCCTCTATCTGCAGCTGCTGCATCTGTTCCAAGTAATCTTAAGCCAAAGTAAGCACCGCTTGTATCATTATCCATTCTAAGGATTGTGGCATATTTTTCAGCATTTACATTTTCTACTTTTATCCATGCCTCAACTGTAAATGCTTTATCGTTAAATAAATTTGTTGGCATTGTGCCAGTAATATTGTATCCAGATGATCCATTAAAATAAACAGATTTGTTTGAAACTCCAGAAGCTTGATTTAGTGTTGGGGAGCCTTCTGTAGTTAATGTATAGCCAGTAGCTGAACCAGAGTTTGCTGGTGTGCCAGATGTTTCGTCAAATTTATACCAGAATACTGGATTTAGACTTGCTACTTGTGTTTCATAATTTGTTGGCATAATAAAAAATGGCTGGAGCCTAAGCTACAGCCATTGACTCCCTCTTAAAAAATTGTGGGTTGACTGCTGAAATACTTTTTCCGCCTACTGAAATTACTGGAGCAAGGGAGAAGCGAGATACAGTTGGAGCAATAATGACAACATTCGAGGTTTGCTCAACAACTGTCTTTGACTCCACCATTACAGCGCCTGCTGTTAGTGGTCCCGCTTCTACCCTTACATCCATATGATTACCTTACGCTACAGTAATGCGGACAATACCTGTCGCATCCCATGTAATTGTAAAGTTACCGTTGGTTGAAGACTGATCTGAAGAAAAGTCTACATATCCAATCAATGGCTTTGTTCCTGCTGTTGCGCCTGAATCGTCATAAACGACTGCGTAACGAGCAGTAATTGTTGAAGAAGACCATGTAACGTCTGCAGCATCCAAAACGATTACGTTGTTTGCTGAATCATATGTTACGGTCTTGCTACCAAGTGTCTGTCCACCAGATGTATATCCAGTTCCAGAAACTTCGTTTGCAGATACATCATCGAAATAATCGTGAGTATCCTGATTTGGTGTGTATGAAGATGTTAGGAGAGCTACCTTGATGGTATCTGAATCCCAATCTACTTCCTTATTAAGCGCCTTAGCGAGGAAG